CTGAATTAGTACAACCAGTATTACAAAGAGTTATTTATATTCTAAAGAAACAAGGTCGTATTGAAATACCGACTGTTAATGGTAGACAAGTTAAGGTTCGTTCTGTATCTCCATTAAGTCAAGGTCAAGCTAAACAAGATATTAATAATACTGCACAGTGGATGCAGTTAGTACAACAAAGCTTTGGGCCAGAGGTTATGAACTTACTAGTGAGTGGTGAAGAAGTTGCTAGTCACTTAGCTAAGAAGTTTAATGTTCCTGATAGTTTAATTAGAGATTCAAGTGAAAGACAGGAGCTTGTACAGTTAATGCAACAAGCACAACAGTTGCAACAAGCACAGCAAATGTCTGCACCACCAGAAGGAGAAGAGGTTGTCCCACAATAAATACATTGGTATTGATGGGGTAGAAAGAAACAAAGATGAAGATTTAAGAATAAGTCTTGATGTTCATAGCTTGTTTAATACTCCTACTGGTAAATCTGTTCTTAAATATTTAAGAAAAATTACAATAGAAACTGTTAATGGCCCAAATGTAAATGATGCAACACTGCGTCATTTAGAAGGTCAAAGATATGTTTACGCTATACTTGAACGTAGAATTAATCATGCAATGAAGGAGAAGAAGAATGGCTGAAGAAGAAACCACACAACAAACTGTAGCTGATGTAACAAATGCAGTAGAAGCGGAACCTACAGAAGAAAAAGATTTTGCAGTTGCAGAAGACTCTGCACCAGAAAGACCAGAATGGTTGCCTGAGAAATATAAAACTCCTCAAGAGCTTGTTGATGGATACACTAGCTTACAGCAAAAGTTTCATCAAAAAGAAACTGATATGAAAGAAGTTTGGGAAAAAGAACTGCATGATGAAGCTTTTAAAGATAGACCAGCAAGTGCTGGTGATTATACTTTACCAGAAATTATAGATCAGAATTTAGCACCAGATAATAAATTACTAAACTGGTGGTCTGAAATGTCTTGGAACAATGGTTTAAGTCAAGATGAATTTGAGGCTGGTATTCAAGCGTTTAAAGAATCCAATGAAAACAAATTAGGTATTTTAGCAACAAACAAAGAAGAAGAAATAACTAAGCTTGGTGATAATGCACCAGAAAGATTAGAAGCCGTTGCTTTATTTGCTGAAAAGTTTTTTCCAGATAATGTTATGCCAGCTATACATAAGGTAACAGAAACAGCAGAAGGTGTTCAAGCAATAGAACATATAATGCAAACTGTAAAAACAAATACTATTCAAACAGAACCAGCGAATAAACTAGATAGGCAAGCTTTAGAATCAATGATGGATGATGATAGGTACTGGCATCCAGTAAAGAGAGATTCAGAATACAGACGACAAGTAGATGAAGGATTTGAAAAACTTGGATAACATATGTGAGGTTCGACATTCTAATCTTGAAGATGTAGATTATTTATGTTTGAACTTGCGTCAAGAAGATGAGGATGAATTAAAGATTTTAAATGTTGATGCTCGTTATGCACTTGCATTTCCATTTACACAAAACCATTCTTTATCATTTACGATTACATATAACAAAATTCCATTAGCAATGTTTGGAACAATACCAGCCCCGAACAATGAAGCTAGGATATGGATGCTTTGTACTGATGATTTTCAAACACATTACAGAGAGATATGCCGACACGTTAAAGATTTTCTTGATATGTTGCAATCTGGATACAGTACCATATACAATATAATTCCTGTGAAGAATAGAAAGACAATTAGGTTTTTAAAGTTTGCTGGGTTTGAATTTGGTTCTACGTTAAATATTAATGATACTGAGTTTATTAAATTTTTTCGTTGCAATGTTTTTAATATTAGTGCTAATACTGAAGAGTCACGACCAGTGATGCACTGAGCAACCCTTACGGATACTTGCTATGAGGTGTTAAACTGACACTCGATTAGACATTATTGTAACTTAATAAGGGAAAATTGCTTATGGCAAATACTATATCTACAGCCTTTATTAAACAGTTTGAATCAGAAGTACATATTGCCTATCAAAGAATGGGTTCTAAACTTCGTAATACAGTTCGAACTGTTTCCAATGTTTCTGGTAATGTTGTACGTTTTCAGAAGATTGGTACAGGCTCAGCGAGTACAAAGTCTAGGAATGGACTTGTCACTCCAATGGAACTAGCACATACAACTGTTGAAGCTACTATGGCTGATTACTATGCAGCTGAGTATATTGACAAGTTGGATGAGTTAAAAACTAACATAGACGAAAGACAAGCTGTTGCAAAAAGTGCTGCTGCTGCTCTTGGTCGAAAAACAGATGAAATACTCTACACTGCTATGGATGCTGGTGCTAACAGTACACAG